AAAGCAGTACAGATTGGGGGACTTATGTACATGGTAATCTTGAAGCTTATTTTACCATTGGATCATGTGATGATAAAGATGTGTTGCGTGCTGCTCAATCCATTGGGCAGTATTTCTCTAACGTAGAATCTTTTCTTCCTGAATTAATAGTATATGATTCTCAGTTCAAGCTTGCAGGAACGATGGATTTAGGCGTGTTAAGAAAAAGAGGATCAAAGCCACATACGACAATCCTCGATATATTTGATTTCAAAACCAATGAACGCCGAGGAATTGAATTTGATACATCATATATCAAAAATGGTATATATAATGCCGGAGGGAAATATATGTTGCCCCCTGTTGAACATTTAGAGGAATGTAATTATAACGTATATTCCCTTCAACTATCATTATATGCTTTAATGGTTCAGAATACATATAAGGTCAAGATCGGAAGACTTGGCATTTTATTTATTGATAAGTCCATGAATGTTGATCTCTTTCCGGTGCCTTATTTGAAATATGAGGCAATGCAGTTATTTGAATTATTGACAGAAATCAAACAATTACCCTAAGCATCATGTCGGTTTTTAAGGTCAGTCAAGACTATAAAACAGTTATCAATCCTGATGCCGCAAAGCTCGTTCCTGAATTAAAACTCTTAGATCAGGACGAGCTTATTTTTTGTATTCTCGTGGCAGATGATGTTGATGGTCCACTCAGGAAAAAGCCTGTCAGCGAACGCCTTTTAATGGCAAAGCGAAGATATCCGGATGTGGATGAGGAATCTGAAAAGATTAAAATGGCTATTGATGGATATAAAAGCCTTGTCTTTGATCGTCGTAAATATACAATAGAGGTACTTAATCGTCGTTACAGGGATATAGACCTCGAAATAGAAACAGATCATTCCATGTCAGCAAACAAACTTGCTGAGAGATTAAAAATGCAGGATCTGTTAAATAAACGAATTGATGCCATCCAAAGCGATATAGATTCAGATGAACAGGCTTATGAACTTATGGGCGGGAAGAAATTAAGTTACATAGAGCAATGGCAATTGAATCAAAAAGAATATCAAGAATTTAAGAATGAGCTATGAAAACCCATATGTTCCGATTGTTAAGGAAAAAGGATTTTCCCCAAACCCCGTTGCTGGGAATATCCCTCATTGGGCTGATGGCGTTTCAAATCCGAAAATTATAGGTAGTTCCAGATATAAGGATTTCTGGAACGAACAGATAGACCGTTGTATACACGGTTATGATACCGGCGGGATACATATTCCTGGCCGGTATTATTTTTATTTGAACTTTACAGTTATAAAGGGTCTTAAAGGGCCTCAGTATCCCTTTTATGTAGATCTTGATCTTGAATTCTTTAGATTATACGAATATGTAAAGCTGAACAAGAAAACTGGTATTGTATCGATTAAGGCTAGAAGGAAGGGATTATCCGAGAAGGTTCAGGGAGGTGTGATAAACTATGGCGTAAGGTTTATTGATGGATATAGAGCCGGAGTAGCTGCAGGAAAAGAAACTTATGTACTCGGTCTTAAAAAGAAATTGGAAAGCTCCCATTTTAAGTATAGGGATGAAATGACCCTTAATACATTGCTGAACAATGATAATGAGATGCAATATGGGTTCAAGGTGAAAGATCCTGTTACTGGTTACAAAAACATGGGATATCAGGGATTGGTTTGGTTCCGGACGATGTTTGATGATCCCACAAAAATGGAAGGTGAATATTTTCATGATGTGGTATTTGAAGAGTCAGGCCAATTTAAGCATTGTTTTGCTGCATTTGAATCGATTAAGCCAGCTCTTGAATTTGGTGCTGAAATGGGGGGTGTTTTCCTGATATATGGTACTGGGGGTAATATTCTGAGCTCGTCAAAAGATTTTAAGGATTTTTGGGATAATGCAGAAAATTATGGTCTTGAACGGTTCTGGGTAAGTGGGGCAAGATTATATTACCCATTTATAGGTATGAAGAATGAGGATCGTAAGCTTTGCCATGAAATAACCGAAGCTGAAATAGATCCCATCAGGAATCTTCGAGAAAAATATTCCCATGAAGAACGCTTGGGAATGGAAGATGTAAAAGCTGCGGAAGAATATATCCTTCAAAAGAGACAGGCTTATATTGATATGAAGGAAAGGATAAAACTTGTGAAGCTTAATCAAAGTTATCCTTTAAATGTTGATGAAGCGTTTACTTCCGGAGGCTCAAACAACTTTAACCTGGATTTGCTTTATGCTACCCTTTTTGAACTTCAGGCTAAAGCTAATATGTATAAGGAAATGGTTCTTGATTTCGTAATGGAGAAATCCGAAGATGGAATATCAAAATTGTCTAATCCATTGCGAGTTGTTGCCAGACCAGCTAAAGATACTGATCCTTCATGGCAGCGAGTATGGATATTTCAAGGACCAAAAACAGACATAAGAAATCTTGATATTGCAGGTGTCGACAGTTACAACATGGATCAATCGAGTTCAAGTACGTCACTTGGGGCTATGGTTGTTTTAAGAAGAGGCCATAAATTTTTTGGTCAGGATGAAGATATTCTGGATGCTTTATATCCTGTTTGTCTGTATTATTCCCGTCCTCCGAGAAAGGAACAGTTTTTTGAAATAACTTTAAAAATTGCAGTTTTATATAACCTTGTCCAGAATACAATGATCTCAGCTGAATACGATTTGATTATTGATTATTGGAAAAGGCATAACGGGATGAGGTATATGAGCCCTCGACCAAAAACATTTGATGCTCCGAAAACAACTTATAATTATAATATCGGCGCTAAGATGACTATATCAACAAAGCCTCGTATGCTTGCCCTGGTTCAAACTTTTATCGAGGAATTTTGTGAATATATTGTATTCCAACCAATGCTAAGAGATGGCATTGCTTATGATGAGGAAAATATTGGAACTGACTGGGATTCTATTGACGCAACAGGATTAGCATTAATGAGAGATTATGACATGAGAGTTGTACCAACGGAAAGATTTACTGAAGATGGAGAAGAATATGAAAAGGTTAAATATATTACCAAAGGGAATACTTTGATTCCTTATGTTGAAAGAAGAGGTGGAAAAGAATTGTTATTACAGCAAAACAGTTGGAAATCAATGAGTTTAAACGGTAATGTGATGGATGATCGAAGGTTCCCGGCAGAAAGTGATTTTAAGTAAAAGTTGATTCTTAAAAAAAGAAGATTTAAATTTGAAAAAACTTATATTATGCAATGGCCTGATATTTATGAAGAGGATCTATCATTAGAGAGTAATCAAAAGTATGTAAGACAGGCACTTGACTATGCTGCCGGCAGGTTTGCAAGTCGAAAACTGCGAATGGAAGAAATACAAAACAGTTATGATTCATTTAATGGAATTATAACTGAAGATGACAAAAAAATTCTTTCTACTTATAAATCCGGAAATACTTCAAAAACCCCTTACAAAAAATATAGACTTGGCCGGTCTAAAATGAAACAGGTACATGGGGAGTTCCTGGAAATATCATTAGACCCATCAGTTTATACTGTTAACCCTGAAGCCCACAATCGTAAAATGGATCAATACATGGAACAATTGGGGCTTTTTCATGCAAGGGAATTTATAAAGAAACAAAGAGCTTTAGGGTATAAATCTCTTGAAGGTATGCAACTTCCGGAAAGCAAAGATCAGATTCTCGGAGCCAGTGGATTTAAACTCCAGAATGAATTGGCCATGCAATCGATCCTTAATGATAAGATGGTTAACGAACCCATCTTTGATGTTTTCTTTGAAAATTGGAAGGACATGACTATTTGTTCTGAATTGTTTTCTAGGGTTGAACGGGATAATAATGGAAAGGAAACGTTAAGATATATCCATCCTAAGCACTGGCTTGGAGAAGAGAGTGTCTTTGATCCTTTCTTAGAACGTTCTCCTTATGTCGGAGAGGTTCGTCCAATGTATCCTCATGAAATTCTTTCAAATAGGAATTGGAAAATAAAGAAAGAGGATCGGGAAAAGATAAAGAAGCTAACCCTTAATTATGGTGATAAAACAGAGGATCTTCGTGAAGTAGGAGATAACAGGGCAATCAATGTCTACATTATTGAAGTGAAAACATATGATCCTGTCTATTTTAAAATATCAAAGCCAAAAAACAGCGAGATTCCCTATGAAATAGAAATTCCAACGGAAACTTATAATCGTGACAAAAAAAGTATCCAGAAAGATGTTGCCAAAGGGAAATATAAAATTGAAACTTATGACAGGGAAGTTGTATGGGAGCTGATCCGGATAGGAGAGGATATTTATCTTGAGCCAAAGAAATTAGATGATACTATAGTTTTTCTTCGCAATGGTAAGCTTACAGCCGAGAGCTCATATACTGGATTTCTTTTTAATACAACAGATGGAGAAAGGATTTCCCTTCAGGATGTATTGCATGATTTTGAACAAATTTATGATGATATCAGGTTCCGGATTAATAGAGAATTAAAGAGGATCAAAGGAAAAGTTTTGATACTTGATAAGGCATTTGTTGAAACAGAAAAAATATCACATCTTGTCGAAGATATTACAGAGGAAGGTCTTGTTACTATTAATTCTGCTCATGCAATGGATTTAGGTTTGGATCCTCGATCTGCCTCAGGAATATCGGAATATGATTTAGGGAATTCTCAAGCCTTACCGGTTCTCCTTGCTCAGGCAATGGATATAGAACGAATAGTAGATAAGGTTACTGGAATGAATGATAATCGTCAGGGACTAACTAAAGCCACTACGACAGCAACCACTAATATTAATAACATCCAAGCATCTCGTTCTATGACCTATGATATGTTCTTTTTCATGGGTCGTTATATTACAAGGGTTTTAATGAAGTTAGTTCAGAAAGCTAAATTGAATATAGCTTATGATACTGACCATCGTGAATTTATTTATGATGAAGCTACTAAGCAATTTATTAAACTAACTAAGGAATTTAGCTTGGATCATTATGGTATTACAATTACTGATGGCAAAAAAGAACGGGACGCTATGGCTAAAGCAGAGTTGTTCTTCCCGCAGGAAATTAATGCCGGTATGCTTAGGTCTAAAGATGTCATGAGATTTATAACTAAGAGTTCTTTTGCTGAAGCATTAAAGGTCCTTGATGATGCAAGTACTGAGATGATAGGTGTCCAGAATAAACGAGATCAATCTGCTCTTGATCAGAAAAATCAGTCTGACCAGATGAAATATAAGCTTGCTACTGAAGATCGTGAGGATAAGCAATCCCATGATAGAGATATGCAGGTTTTGAAAGATGAAGGAAAGAAAGAACAGATATTATTACAAAAAGGGTTAGATTCTGAATTACAGGCTCAAAAGGCCGATGATGATATGTTGTTAAATGAATAAATAAAGTTCTTTGTATTATGAAAAAAATGTTATTTAGACCATTCTATGATATGGTCAGACCCCAGATCCATTTTGTTGATGGAGATGATGGGGACGATGATTTCGATCTTTCAGGTATTGGAAGTGGTGAAAAAGAAAAAGAAGAAGAGGAAGAAGAGAATGAAGAGGGTGAAGAAGGACAAGAAGATGCAGGGGAAGAAAATAAAGAAGGAGAAGAAGGAGAAGAAGGCAAGGAAAAAGAAGAGGGAGAAGAAGGTGAAGGGGGAGAAGAAGGTGAAGAAGGAGAGGAAGACAAAGAGGGTGGAGAAAGTGAAGATGGAGAGGGAGACAAAGGGGGTGAAGGAGAAGAAAATAATGAAGATGATTTCTTTTCTGAAGTGAATGAAGAGCAAGAGGCTGGAGCAGAAATTGATTATACTTCAATTGCTACAGATCTTGGAATTGAACTTGAAAACCCTAAAGATCGAAAAGAGTTCATTGAAAAGGTGAACGGCCAGGTTAAAGAGGCTCAAAAGAAATTTGATCTCAGTGAGTATAATGACACAACTCAGAGGTTGATCAAGTATGCTAATGAAAACGGAGATTTATCTGATTTTTTTACAAATCCGAAAATTTCTCAGCTCAATAGTTTTCTTGGTTCTACTCCTGAAGAGAAATATACTCAGGTACGCTCTAGTCAATTAGCAAAAAATGGATTAGATGAAGAAGCAATAACCGAACAAATTAATTCTGAGATAGATGAAATGTCTACTCGTGAATTAAAGGATATTGCTGACAAGTATGATGGAGAGATCAAAACGGCTTTGAATAAGGAGGTCGTTTCAATCCTCGGTGACAGAGAACAAGCTATAGCTCAGGCAAAGACCCAAGCTGAAGCAGATATCGAGAGAGAGAGACAAGACCTTATTAAATATGTGGATTCCCAAACAGAATTTCTTGGGAAACCATTGTCAGAGGCAAACAAAAAAGGAATTATTAATGCAATTAACAACGGTACATTTGACCTAGTTGTAGAACAAAATCAAGTCGCAAGCAAGTTTAATGCTTTTATGTTTAATAAGTTCTACAAAAAATTTGTCCAGGATATTGAAGGTGCCGAAAAAGAAGCAAGTCGCAAAGGTTACAAGGCAGGGTTGGATAAAGGTAAAGGCACAGCCTATAACAAAGACAAGAGAGATTCCGGTGCAAAAGGCACAAGCGGAAAAAAGAGACGCTGGAGTGGCTTCGCTGACATTGAATAAAGGAATGGGTTTGGATAATTAATTAAGTTTAATCTTCTAAATCCGAAAAAATGGGACAAATTAAAATTACTCGTGGTTCTGTATCAGAAGGATCAATTAACGAACACCATCTGATTGCAAACCACCTTGTAAATCCTGACGCAAACATTGATAAGTTTGTGAGTTATGCTGAACAGCGCCATTTGATGACTCTGCTCGTATCAGGAGCAAGAGAAACTGGTGCTGCGTTGCCTGGTTATACACCTAAAGGCACGAAGTCAGTGAAGACAAATATTCCGATGGTTCCTAAAGGTGAACTAATGTCTTCAAAGGCATGGTCGTATAAGGTTATGGGCCGTATCCAGAAAGCTGTAGAAGTTATTGGTACAGCTGCAGTAGGTGTCGTTACTATTGCAACTACTACTCGTGGGTGTGTTTTCAAATTGCGTTTAAAAGATAATTATCTTACTCTTGGTATGAATGTTCGGTTTCCTAATGGAGAACATGCAAGGGTTAAGTCATTGCCAACTGGTTATGCGGATAATTATGTTTATACCTTTGAGACTCTTCCCGGGAAGCAATTTACATGGGCTACATGGCTCGGTATTATGACGGGAACAAAAACTATCTTTGGTGGATTCACTTCTGTTGGAGAAAGGTCAACCCGTGGTTATGGTAACTTCCATTATCCTGATAAGTATATTCAACACTCAACCACTCAAAGGAAATCCATCGACATTTCCGGTGATGCTAATACTGAAGAAGTGATTTGGTATCATATGGGAGATGAGAAAGGTTTTGTTTATGAGGCTGAGCGTCAAGTAAGGGCTCAGTTCCTGCTTGAAGATGAATATCGCTACTGGTGGAGTGAATCATCCATGAAGGACCAGTATGGCAATTTGCTTGCCCGCGCTTCCCGTCAGGATGAAAAAGGTGATGATATTGTTGAAGGTGATGGTTGGTATCAACAAGTCAAGGGCGCAAACGATATGGAATCATCCGGTGCTGATGGCCGTCCTACCTATGATGACTTTGCTGATGCTATTGACGAGCTGAAGAAAGGTCGTGATGATATTTCCGGTACTCAGTGGATCTGTGTTACAGGTTCAACTGGTCGTCAATGGGCACAGGAAGCAGCCATGGCTAAATACAACAATGTTAACCTTATTCAGAGCATCAAGGATAACAATGACAAGATTGGTGGAGAAGATATTGTTTATGGATATGATTTCACTCGTCTTAATGTTGGTAGCCATCAGATTCTTTTTGTAGAGCATCCTATGTTCGATGATGAGATGAAATTCCCGATGAGGCTTACCAATGGTACCTTGAAGCAATCCGTTACCTATTATTTCATGGACTTCAGTAAACTCAACAATGGACTGAACAACATTGAAATCAGGGTTCGCGGAAGAAAAGGAGTAAACCGTAACATGGTTTATTTGTGGCAGAACGGAATGACCGGTGAAGGAAAACCTGACAATCCTGTTGATGCAAAGTCTTTCCATATGTTAAAGGAAACGTTCTTTGCAACCAGAAGGGTTAAGACTCAAGGAATTCTTGAACCGCCATCTACGGCATAATGATTTTTGTTTATTATCCCCTCTTTCTTATGAGAGAGGGGGTTTTTATTAATTTATATGTGTATTTATTATGGATAATCTAAATGAACTGGTTACGCTTAAAGAGCGTATCCATATTGCCCAGCACTGTGTAGAAGAAATGGGCAAAACAGTAAAAATGAAAGTACTTAACATGACGAAAGCTGTTGAGTATATGAGAGAGATAAGGAAAATGAAAGGCCTTGCTCCCTTTGTCGTTGTTAAGCCTGTGATTGAACAACAATATAAAGAACAGAGGCTTAATGCAACGTATCAACGAGATCCTAAAACAGGAGTTTATTATGGAATTCCTGTAAGGGAAGATGAATTCGGGAATATTATATGGAGAAAAGTCCGAGTTGTTGAGACAGAAACTTATCGTATCATGGATAGCATTGATGATGCTATGATGTGGACCGTTCTCCGTTTCCATCCTAAATTAAAGAATTCGCCTTTTCAGATGTCGAATCCTCCTTTTGAAGTATTTGATCAAGTTGCCGATGCCAAGAAAGACGTATCTAAAGCAAATAGCATGAAGAAGGCATTTGAGGTAATTGATAAGATCTCAGAAAAACCATCTGATATGCTTAATTTCGTTCGTTATATGGGTGAGGAAATTACAGATTATACTACTATTGCGATTATAGAGGGTCAATTAAATTCCCTTGCAATGCATGATCCTGTAAGGTTCCTTCGTAAGTATAATGAACCGGCAAGAGCATATCATCAGATATTTACTGCTGCTATGCAGCTTGGTCTTATTGGTGAGATCCCGGGACAAGGTTATTATTATAACAATACTCCTTTGGGAATGGATGAGACGGATGTTGTTTCATTCTTAAAAAACGACCAGGTAACGCTAACGGCGATTATCGGAGATATCGAACAAACAGATGAGGCTTTAAAAGCTATTGTCAAAGAATCAATAAAAGAACCGGCTAAAGCTAAATAATCATGAATATCCTTCAGATACATGATATGGTAAAGTTCTGGATTGATGAATATCAATCTCCCAGACAATCAGATGAACGTATTGATCAGGCTATTTGGTCTGCATCTAAATCTATTGTAGATGAAAAATATGATCATTCAAAGCAAAATCATCCAAATGATAGTATTGAACGTTTTCAGAGAGTGAGGGATGAGCTTTATACATTAGTAAATGTTACTCCGAATCCATATCTCGCTGTGACTAATAATAATGTCCCGGCCGCATTAATCCCTGAAGGATATAAATATTTGTTATTGCTTGAAGCTGGTATTTCAGTTGATGGAGGTACTGGAGAACCGTCTGATGGATGGCAAGTTATATTTCCTGTAACTACTGATCAACGTAGGGATTTTATTCGAAAGAATCCTTATCGTAAGCCGAAAAGTAGTGGAATGTTTGAATTGTATTATTACTGGGAAAACATAAATGGGTTCGATCTTTATGTTGAAAATGATGCAACGGGAATTATAGAAGTAGTGAAAATGACTTACCTTAAAGAACCGGTTGAAAATTTCATAGGCACTACAAGAGCTGCTGGTTATACTCCATCATCCAATACTCCCGCGATTGCTAAAGGAGATCTTGTTTATGACGGAGATTCTTATAATCGTGGAGATAGTTTTACGATATCTTCTGGAACTACATTTGCCGGAGAAGATGCATTAACAGGATTTACAAATTCTGATCTGCCTATAACTTTGCATGAGGAAATTGCAAAAAAGGCTGCTGTTTTTGTACTCGAATCTGTTAATTTATATGAGAAGGCTATGCAGTTTAAACAAGATATCTTATCTAAATAATTTGACTTTGATAAATAATAGCATAAATTTGTTAACGGTAATAACCTATAAGTAATAACTTAAAAATTGAAAAAAAATGAAAAAACCATTAGTTGCTTTTTTGAACACTGTTGCTGCAAGTGGAGATAATCTCCTTGCTGATGCAACTGCAAAGCAGTATACGATCTGTGTAGATCATGCTGCTGATCCCGTAGCTCAAATTTTACCCCCTATTCCTTATGGATCAATTGTCAGTGTTGAGTATATTGATTCAAATGCAGAAGTTCGCCAGGTTGTTGTACTTGGATCCGGTGATGCAACGTTAGAAACGATTGTTGCTTCGACCAGGTATAAAATCAAGATTGTTGAGAATTTTGGTGATGTTGGTTCTGAAAGACCGAAAACCTCTACTTATTCCTACACATCTCCAGCTGCTTTGAGTGGGAGTGCGTCTACTGACCGTTACAATGTATATGCTGCCTTGATTAGCAAGATTAATGCATATGCAGGTAACAATGTATATGCATCCCGGACAATTCTTGTTCCGTTTACTCTCGGTGACGATGGTAGTGGTACAGAATTGAACTTCCTTGTCGGGGAAACTGTAACGCAAGCTACTTCTTCAGTAACGGCAAGTGTTGGTCGTTCTATTATTAATTCCGGTACGATGGCCGGAGGTGATGCTGCAGGATTTCTTTATCTGTATGATATCAGCAGCTATACAACTCTTGATACTGGAACAGACAGAACTTGGACAGGTGGAACAACAACCTGTGTTGCTACAGGAACAGCTGCAGGCATTAAAGTCAATGCTGGTATTACTATCATTGATGATGCTAATTATTTCACTTCTGATAAGCATCGTGGCGGTGTAACGCAGATCTTTCAGGATGGATTTGACGAGGATGTCATCACTGTAACCAGAGATGGTGAGTATGCAGATGGTATTGGATCCGTTTTGAATTCTCTTTATCCTGTTTATACGAGAGATAAACGAGATGTTGTTTCCGGAGAAGATAAGTGGCATTCGGTTTATGATACGCCTAATGCTGCAAAGGTTTATACCAAGTGTGTAATTACCTTTAAGGGAGGCGTTCCAGAAACCCAAGCTGGTGTGCAGGGAGATATTTATCAGGAATATATTTTGTATGCTGATGAATCAAATGGTACAAATCTTACGAATCTGAAGTCAGCCTTAAGTGGCATGAGTTAATACCTGCCAGAAGGACAAAGGGGGTGACGAGCCCCCTTTCCTTTAATTATTCATTTTATAAATATGCTTATTATGAAAAAAATAATTCTTCTTCTGTCAGTTATTCTTGTTTCGGTTATTTCTTATTCTCAGGAAGAACCTACTCCTATTAGGGATTTAAGGTCATTTACTGATGCAAGAACTATGGGACAACTCAACAATGATATTCGTAGGGGTAATCGTCATGCGGATTCTTTATATAGTCATAATACACGCATAATTGCTTTAATAGCACGTTTAGACATTCTTGAAACTGTTTCTTCTGGATATATGTCTTTTGGAGATAGCTCTATTGTAGTAACCTTAGTGGAAGACACTTGGGCTTCCTTACGAAATTCTTCTGATAGCACCTACATTGTTCATGATACTACAAATGTAACAATGGTTGGTGATACTATAACGATGAAACAAGCTGGTGATTATAGACTTGATTTTTCTGCCCAGTTTAGCGCAACTCATGCTGATACTATACAATTTACGCTTTACAAGAATTTTGCAGCAACAGGATCTCCGGTTACTATTACAACTATGGATTCAACTATTCAAAATGTTGCATTTTCTCAGAAATTAGATAGTCTTATTATTGGTGATGATTTAGGATTCTATGTTCGGAATCAGGCTAGTAATGACAGTATAATATTAGTTGGAAGTCATGTTCTAATAGAACTGATTGAGCCACACTAACCTTCGTTATTTGAAATAGTGTTTAATTTTCCGATCATACGAAATTTTGTATGGTCGTATTGATAACCTTTAAAATCAATACAGATGGCTAATGATAAGCTACCTGCTTTTATTAGGGTTTTACTCCAGAATAGAAGCGGACAACAACACAATTTAGTACCTACACAACATCTTGTTGTTGATGTAAGTGCTGTAGATTTTACCTTCTCCGGAAAGAATGGAAACTTTCTCTATGTTTTAACTTCCGGCAATCTTGAAATTTCCCTTATTGGTGATTCATCATCATTTATAATCCCTGTAGTTGCAGGGCAGGAAATACACATGGCTGTAAAAACAGTTTATAATGCGAATACAACTGCAACCGTAGTAGGATTAGACTAATGTATACTTTCCAGAGAATAGGATGGACATACGGTTGTAACACAAATCAGTCACTACTCCTTTTATTAACCTCTACCGGTTATGATCAGTATACTTATCATGATAATGATACTGATTCTTTAGCTACACCTGTAATTAATTATTATGGAGGTATATATATCCGGAAACGAGTTAATGGAAATCATTTTGACATTGATCGAAGTGCCAATAATGGTATTGATTGGACAATGATAG